AGGGTGACATTTGGAGAGTGGCTACCAGACCAGCCTGGCGTCATTGGAGCCTTAACAACCGCCAAGAACTGCTATCCAAAAGCTGTCGGTTACGGGCCTTTCCCAAACGAGGAAGATTATTCCGATGCCGCAAGTCAAAACCTGACAAACGTGGTTGCAGCTCGTGATACAAACGGCAATACACGAATCTTTGCTAGCGGAACCACAAGACTGTTTCGCTTAGATTCGTCAAATTTTTCCTTAACGGACGTATCCGCAACGACTTACACAGGTTCAACCATGTGGAAGTTCACCCAGTTCGGAAACAGGGTTATCGCCGCAAGCGAAGCCCACACCATGCAGGCTTATGACCTGACGACAACGGGAAACTTTGCAAACCTGTCCTCAGACGCGCCTAAAGCAAGGTTTGTAACCGTGGTTCGTGATTTTGTAGTTTCTGGGTATCAGACAGACTACCAAAACCGTGTGCAATGGAGTGGTATCAATAATGAAACCACTTGGACTGCTTCTGGAACAACGCAGGCAGACTCTCAGGACATCCCTGACGGTGGCCGGGTTCAGGGTGTTACAGGTGGAGAGTTCGGACTTGTGCTGATGGATCGCAGTATCTATCGGATGTCATACGTCGGAACGCCGTTTATCTTTCAGTTTGACAACATTTCTAGAAATCTAGGGTGTTACGAGTCCAATTCGGTCATCCAATGGCAGGGCATTACATACTTTTTGTCTGATGACGGATTTTATGCCTGTAACGGCCAGCAGATCGAGAACATCGGTGCTGAGAAAATCAACCGATTCTTCTTCTCCACTCTGCGGGATTCCGTGATAGACGAGATGAGCGCGGCTGTAGACCCCGCTAAGAATCTCGTGATGTGGGGTTATCCCTGCACCGACCTGACTTATCGGGTTTTGATATACCACACCCAGACGAAACGCTGGTCATATGTGGACACCACGGTCAACAGGATCGCTCCTAGCTCAACTCCAGGTGTTACCTTGGAGGGATTGGATAACTTCAGCGCATCAATAGACGCTCTACAGACGCCTCTTGACTCTCGGTTATGGGTAGGGGGCAAGCTACAGCTATCAGGGGTCTCTGGAGCCAAAATAATCACATTTACCGGGCCTCCAAAGACTGCGACTATCGACACATCGGATATTGCTGCCGACCAGAATCAGTCCATGATTACACTTGTCAAACCTTTGGTGGATAACGGATCGGGTTCTGTAGCCGTAGACTCAAGACTTGTCCTGAGCGAGCAGGTGAGCTTCCCAGCCGTTACAGCGGCAAGCAGCGAAAATCGTGTTGGTGTACGTTCTTACGGGCGTTATCACAGAGTAAGACTCCAACCATCTGGAGATAACTGGTCTGCTGCTATCGGTGTGGATGTTGAGATTCAGGGAGCCGGTACGCGATGAGCGTAATGTTTCGTGTGCTGAACTACTCTGGGGCTACTCCACGAGAGATCTCCGAGGTGGTCAATGGCTTAATGAACGGCAAGTCAAATAACACCGGAACCATAACCCTGAACACAGGTAACGCCACGACCACGAGTTTGGTTGACGAGCGTATCTCTGTGGATACAAAAATTATCCTGATCCCGTTCTCGGATGCGGCAGAAGCAGACTCCGCACCTTACGGAGCGTTTCAAGACACGACAGACCAAAACGCAACCACGGTCACAAATGAATACATCGTCAGTTGCAACACGACTGACTACAGCAATGGCGTAGTTTTAGAGAACAACAACAAGTTTCGGGTTCGCTCTTACGGTATTTATAACATCCAGTTCAGCATCCAGATTGCAAACTCAGACGTACAGATTCAGGACGTAGATATTTGGTTTAAAAAGGGTAGCGGAGCCGGTGTTGCGTCAAACGTCGCCGGAAGCAATAGTAAGTTCTCAATTCCAGAAAAACATGGCGGTACAGACGGACATCTGATCGCCGCGCTTAACTTTTTCCTAGAGTTACAGCCAGATGATTACTTTCAGATCGCCTGGGCAACAACAGACCTTGACTGCGGAATTGAGCAGTTACCGACACAAACAAGCCCGACAAGACCGTCAACACCGTCTGTAATCGTTACCGTGAGCTATGTAGCCCCCGCTGCGTACTCAAACGTTTATGTGTCTAGCCAACAGGCCGGACAAGCCACGATAAGTCACTTTGCCAACGCAACGGCAAATAAGACTTATGCTTATATTTTGATAGGGTAAATTATGGCAATCGAATACGATAAATTTGGTAACCCAATTCAGGGCGTAGATCCAGCTATGGGATTACAACCTGGTTTGATGCCTGTTTCTACTGTCCAACCATCTCAAATCCCTGGCGGCACAGGCGACATCATTGCTAACCTACCAGCAGCTCGTGGAACTACTGGTGGGACTTCCCGTATTGACCCAGCTTTGGTTCCCTATCTCCAAATGGGTCTGCAACGGGCAGAGCAACTATTTTTGGGAAGCCCGCAGCCAAGTCTCTATCCGGGGCAGATGTATGTTTCGCCTAGTGAGCAAAGATTGGCCGCACTAACCGCACAGGAACAGCTTGCCCGTGGGCAGGCTCCTCTTATTGGAGCGGGGCAACAAGCTTATCTAAACTCACTTGGGCAGGTTGGTCAAACTGCCGCAGGTGGGTTCCTGATGGGCTCTCCGTACCGTGAAGCCCTGATAAACGCCGCTACCCGCCCGCTAGTTCAGCAGTACGCAGAGCAAGTCGTTCCTGGCATCGCTTCCGGTTTTAGCAGAGCAGGACGTTATGGCTCAGGTGCGATGGAGCAAGCCCAAGCACGAGCAGCAGAAGCCTTTGGTCGCGGTCTTGGTGACATATCCGCTGGTATCGCGGCGCAGGACTACGCAAGAGAGCGCGGTCTCATGCAGCAGGCTCAGGTTCAACAAGCAGCTTTGGCTCAAGCAGCACCTAGTTTCTTCCAAATGGGATTCTTGCCAGCTCAAGCATTAGAGACAGTTGGTGTTGCAAGAGAGCAAATTGCCGCACAGCCATTGCAAGAAGCAATGCAAAGATATCAATACTCTCAGAGGCTCCCTTACGAGCAGCTTCAAGGATTCCTTGGTTCTGTTTATGGAACTCCAATGGCCGCTTCACAGTATGCACCAATTCCGCAGGCACAAACTAGCTCGCTTGGTTCTGCACTAGGACTTGGAACGCTTGGCTATCTTGGTGGGTCATTATTCGGTGGAACGCCATTAAATCAACCCGGACAATCAGCAATCCTTGGCGCGCTTGGCGGTGGGTTACTAGGACTTGGTGGAATCCTACGATGAAACCTTCTGAAATTATTGTTGCAGATACACAACGCCTTGGATTAAATCCAGAGGAGGTTTTGTCGTCTGTTCAAGACGCCGTAAAAAACAAAGGCGCGGTTCTTGTGCGCAAAAACAACTCTATTTTGTTGCTGATACCAATTCAGGAAAATGTGGCCGAGTGGGCAGTATTTACACAAGACGATGACGCAGCATTAGAGGCAAGCGTTGGGTTTTTCATAAACGAAACCATGAAAACCGATGCTTACACTATCTATGGCGACGCAGTAAATGATCGAGTTTTAAGAGCTATAGATGCAAATGGTATTCAAATTTATCAATCAGACCGCCCAGACTATGACTGGATGGCAATGCTAGGGGGCTGATATGGGTTTGTTAAAAAAAGCTTTCAGAGCAATTACAAAACCAATTGAAAAAGTAGTTAGCGCAGTTGTTGAACCAGTTTTAGATGTTGGGAAAGCAGTAGAAAGAGAAGTTATTAGACCTGTTGTTGATGTGGTAAAAGATGTTGGCAGAGATGTTGATGATTTTGTAAACGACACCATTCCTGGCGGGTGGGGAACTGTAGCTGCTGTTACTGCGGCAACCGTTGGCATACCTGGTGTCACAGGAGGTGCAGGAAGCGCAGGAGCCGCTGGTGCTGGAACCGGAACCGCCGCAGGTCTTGGAGCTGCCGATGCAGTAACCGCAGCAGAGTGGTTTGGTGGTACTGGAGCTGCTACTGCTCCAGGCGCAATCTTTGGAAGTGCCGCCCCTGCCGCTGCAATTGGCCCAGCAACAGTAATGGAGTTTGGATACCCAGATGTTGCTGCACCAGCAACTCCAGCCAATGTGCTTGAATATGGGTTTCCAGAACCACAGACACCATTTACTCCAGCGCCAGCAGAAGTAATCCCTGGATACGCAACTCCTGAAAATGTGTTTGAGTACGGATTTCCAGAACCAATAACACCGTTTAATCCAGCACCGGCAAACATAATTCCAGCATCTAATTTATCTCTCAGAGATGCTTTTCAGGGCGCAAGACTCATAAGCGGATTACTAACACCAGAACAGCAACAAGTTGCTCGTCAAGATATTGGCAACATTCCACAAGGTGCGGTTGATTACTCAACGCTGTTAGGACTTTTGTCCCAGCGAGCATCCGCACCAGGACTCCTCGGAACTCGATTCCAGCCTCAGTCTATAAATCTCGCAAGTCTCTTAGGATAAACACATGGCAACATTACAAGAACTTCTCGGTGGTGGACTTCCTGCCGGACTTCTCAGCCCAGAGCAAGAGGCAGCGGCAGAGCGTCGCGCACAAAACGCAGCTCTGCTTAACTTTGCCTTCGGAGCACTACAAGCCTCGCGTGGACAGCCAGGTCAAGCAGCACCAGGTCTCGGTCAGGTGATCGGTCAGGCAGGCCCAGTCGGTGTTCAGGCATACCAGCAGTCGTTCGATCAGACGCTTGCTAATACTTTGCGCGGGCTTCAGTTACAAGACTTGCAACGCAAACGTCAGCAAGAAGAATCTGGTCGAGCTGCGATGCAGCGATTATCTCAGTTGATGACAGGAACTACTCCAGAGGCGGCACTTGCTGCGCCAGGAGGCCAGGCAGGCCCAACAACGTCACGAGCAGCAATGATTGGCAAAACACAACCAGTAAATCCAAACGAA